TTGTAGCAGGATCCTTTTTAACTGTTATAGCAGGTTCTAATTGATAATTTCTTCTGTCAGGAGTTGTTTCAACAACATAACTATCTGTTACTTTAAAATTATCAACATCGCGTCTTCCCACGAATCCGTTAACAACATCTAGTGTTCCTGGAGACATTAACTGATCTAATGTTGCGTTTAAAAACTTTTTATTAACATCAGTTTGGAACTGTTGTGGTAGTAGATTAACAGTCTTTCTTATTGCCATAATATTTCCTATGCGCTGGTTATAATATTACCAGTTGCTCTAATTTTGGATGCTGTAATAGCATCAATAATTTCAACATTCTCTACTTTTGCATCACTGATGAAGACTTCATCACTATTACATTCAATTTCAAACAAACTGCCAAAATTTTGGTTGGTACCTTTTGGTACAATCAAAACTGTAGCAATATGCGGTGATAATTCAGTATGAATATATGCAGATAGTTCTGTAAAATAGAATGTATCTCCGAAATCCCAATTCGCATCATTAAAATAATCATTAATTGCTTCTACCGTTTTAGTTTTAATTTCTGTATCAGTAATTGATGATTGTGGATTCTTTACGATTTTAAATTGTGCTTGCAAGTTACTATCTGCTTTACTTCCAAACAAAACTTTATACTTTACAGGATGGAAAATAATTTCATCACTTAGCATTTTATAATCTAATAAATTACCAAATTGTGTTGATAAGTCTGTTGTAGTGCTTGCGTCTGGTTTAGTTACAACACCCGTACTATCTTTAATATAACGCATAAACTGATTACTATAAGCTTGCGTTAAAATATACAAATCAATGATATTACTTAATCCCGGGTTAATTCTTCTATCACTTGGTGAGTTATGTTTGTAGTTAAAGTATAAATCTTTTCTACCTGTATATGCCAAGTAATCCGTGCTGTTTAATAATGTACTATCGGATGCATTATAAATCTTAAACTTTTTATCTAGTGTTAGATATATGACTTGGCCGTCAGAAAATATTGTTAAATCAGATGGTAAATTTGTTTCCAAATCATAATCAACATTAACTGTTTTCTTAGTAAGTCTATATTGTTGGCCACCGTCTGTCTCAACAAATTTCTCAAAAAATACTATTTTATTATTTGGATTTACAGTAGGTGCTACAACAGAAGTAAACTGATCTGGATTATCAGGTATACCGTCGTCGTCACTATCCAAGAATGTAACTAAAACTCGTCGAGTGTTTGTATTGCCAGCAAATTCAGTATCTAAACCATAAATCTGCCAGATGTAATCTTGATCCAGTGCTTCATTTGCGTCTGGTTTACTGTTCATCTTGAACACGTTTATCTGATCTACTACTGTTTGTCCCGTGCGAGAATCATAAATTTTAATAGAGTTATCAAAATAAAATCTTGTTTCTAAATCACTTTCAAAACTATATTTCAAGCCTCGGTATGTTGTTGTATATAAAACGCCGGTGCTACTAAAACGAATTAGCCAACTTGCATCTTTGCGTAATCCGGTTGTATCGCCTGCGTATGCGAATCCAAATCCGCCACTAGTATCTAAATTCTCTGCTAATACAATGTGCCATTCTCTGTCAGTTGTATCAAAGCGTAAACCAAACTCTTCGTGGTTAAAGATTTTGTTTAGTATCGTTGTTTCAATAGCAGAAGTTAAGTCTGTATCAAACTGTGGAATAATTTCCGCTACTTCTGCGCCATCGCCAATCTTCTCTGTTAGTGTTACAGGACCGCTACCATTTGACAAGTTGCCTAGACCGCCGTTCATACCATCGCCTACAACGTTTTTAATCATTGCCCATATGGAACTAAATGTTCCAGGTGCACCCACTACGCCTGTATGTAGACTGCCGTCTGCTTTAAAATACTTTCCAGAAGGTGCATTAAACTTAACTAATGAGTTGTTTACTAACCATTTTCTATTATCGGGAGCAGTAGAACCAAGTGGCACTGGAGAGCCAATATTATTTTTAAAATATCCTGTGCTTATATTTGTGCTGGTTGTAGACTGTTCCCATGTTGTGGTTGTTACTGTAATTCTAGGATATTGATTATAGTAGTATTGTTTACTACTAACATCTCGTAAAATAGGTTCTATTCTATCACGAATAATTCGCAAAATATCCATTTCATTTGCAAATTCAAAATCAAAGTTATTGGAGAAAGTTTCTTCGAACAACACACCATCTTCACAAAATACATTCGTCGAAGAATATTTTGCTGACGGATCAATAACATCTAAGTAACGAGAAATGCCACTGGAAGTTCTATTAACTGCTTTTGCTTTAATAATTTCATTAGTGGCTGTTACAGGAAATATGTTATAATCTTCACCATTTACCATGCGGTTTTGCGTATAGTAATTCTGTGGAGCGTTTGTTCTTATTTCTTCTATTGTTTCACGTTGAGCGGCATTATAAACTTGTTGTTCTAAATTAAATACCATTGTCAAAGTGTGCTGAATATTATATTTGTTTAGGTATGTAACGCTTAGTGTAATTCCCTGCATATCATCAGTATTAATATCATATGTTAATCCGTTACTTTGTCTAAAGTATGACCTATAGGATCCTCGTGGCATATCGGCAAAAATTCCATCACCAAATACGTATGCGATTTGATCTGATTCACGTGACTGCACACTATATAATGTTCTTATGTCTTTAGATAGGCTGTTATAAATTACGTTATTTCCTATAACGCTAGGTACTTGTGTCCATAGTCTATATAAATCATTATTGGAATCTAATTCATATAACCACACGTCGTTATTATTAACATTACTTGTGTTAATTAAAACTTGTCTATTAGGAATTGCTTGATCAATCGTAAAGTCGGATGATCTTAGTGTTCCTTGCTTAAACAACACGAAAAATCCTGTATTCGCACTACCGGTTCCTTTGCCGTCACTTCTATATAAGAAACTAAACGGTGAAACATTGCTAGGTGCCTTTTCGTAAATATAATCTGTATTTTCAAAAGACGCACTAACAATTTCAAAATTAACAGTAACAGAATCAATGCTAGATGTAAATCCATAAACAGGAACTGAACCAGAAGGTATATTTACTTGGTATTCCTCCGTAAGAACTCCATTCAAAGTTTTAGAACCATTGGGGTTACCTATTCTTTGTGTATCCACTAAGGCTGCATTCAATATCAGCGTAATCTGTTCTAAGTAATCTTGATTATTAATATCGTTCCAGTCAATACGCCTATTTGCTAAATTTTCACCGTTTGAATCATAAACATCTTCTGTAGTAGAGACGCTTGCTAATTTTAGCATACCGCTTGCATTTACACTACGCTTTGGATTATAACTTACCAGTCTAGCAAGTCTTAAAATACTTTCTCTGCGTTCAGCAGTTGCTAGAAAATTTTCTCTAGCATTTAAATCTACTCGGTAACTAATGTTTTGTGTTACATACGCAATAAGATCAATTAACGCAATAAACTCTGAACTCTCAATATAGTCGTTAAAGTCTTCCGGATAATACGCTTTAATATAGTCAATCATTGACTTACGTAGTGTTTGGAAATCGTAACTTTCAAAGTCTGCATTAATAAAAGATTGGTATAATACTTTCCAATCTTCAGCTGCGTAAATATTATTTTGTCGTGTTGTTATAGCCATTATAATGTACTCAATGTGGCGGTAGTTGTTTCAGTATTAAAATCTATTAATAAATTTTCCATTAATTGATCCGGAATAAAAGTTAAATTTAACTCTATCTGTAATCCATGATCATACTGTTTAACTACAATTTCATTTGCTTCTATTCTTGGATCGTATGATATTACATCTTGTATATCTTTTCTTATTATTTCAACTGTGGTTTCGTTTAATGGCTCATAAAGCATGTCCCATACCACAGATCCAAAGTCCGGAAGTAACAACTTTTCCCCTTTTCTTATATTGAAATGGTTTATGAGATCCTGTTTAGCAATATCAAAACCAGTCAATGTGAAAGAATTAGAAAATTGTTTACCAAGTGTATTGAAGCCTTTATATGTAATTGCCATGCTAGTATTTAGTGTTTTCAGTAATGTATGCATATTAATAATAGTAAAAAGAAATTTAAATATCCACGATGAAAGAGAAAAAAGTTTGGATATTTGGTGATAGTT